GTCTACGCTGTTCGCCACGTTGGCGTTGGCGTACTGCATCATATTGTCGCCAATAGATACAATGATGCTGTCAATGGTGGTGGTAGTTCCGTTTACGTCAAGGTTGCCCCCAATCGTTACCGTTGAGCCGTCGTCGGTAATAGACGAGTTGATGTACTGGCCATTGGTGGAGTCCCACTTGGAAACAGTGTTGTTGGTGAGGGCTCCGGCGTTCTTGAGCTGTACGTCGTCAGCGTTGACGGTGATACCCGTTCCTGCTCCGATGTTTAGCGTAGCACTTGCTCCAAGGGCAACAGTACCTCCTCCAGTCAAACCAGCACCAGCGGTGTAGGTTACACTTGAGTTGGTAAGCGATGCGTTGGGGATTGCCGCAAGGGCAAGGGTGGTTGCGGTAATGTTGATACCCGATGCGGTAGAGACCTCCAAGAACTTAGACGCTCCTGCGCTATCGTCCCAGAAGAATATGCGGTCCGCGTTGGGATCTGTAAGGTCCTCAAGGCCTAGGTGCTTGAGCTGTACGTCGTCAACGTTCACCTGAAGACCTACGCCCTGTCCTACGTTAAGGGTAACATCGCGGGTTCCGCTAGAGGTAAGGCCAGCGCCAGCGATTACGCTGCGGATATCACCACCTACGTCAACCCAGTTGGTTCCGTCCCAGAAGTAGATTGACTTGTCTCCTGCGGAGGAGTCGTAGTACACCTGACCCTCATTGGGGGAAGCTGGCGGGGTGGCCAGATTTTGAATGACGGCGTTCAGTAGCTCTGTCTTGGTTAAGTCAAGACCTGCTGTCGCTTTTATTTGTGATAGATATGTAATAGCCATAGCTTAGTTGAAAAATGCCTCGCCACTGAAGGCTCCGGAAAATGTTAGGGTTACTTGATTTAGTGAATTATATAAAACCTCCCCAAAGACAACATTGTCGGCAGAGTCTACCACCGTTACGGAGCAGTATTTGTTAAGGTTGTGGGTTATGACCCACGTAGCAGAAGGGGAGGCCTGCACGTATACAAAGTTGGCATCGAGGGTTACGCCGCCGATGACACCAGTGACCGTTACGCTATTGCCCTTCTCGGTGACAACAGTAGAGCTTCCGGCAACTTCCGTTACTGTAACCGTGTTACCTGTTTCTTTTACAATGATAGCTCCCATCTTAGTCGACTACGTCTTCGTTAACAGTAAATAAACCATAAAGCCAAGTCTTGATGACTCCCGAAACGTTGCTCTGGAGCCCGTATACATACATACCAGCAGAAATCGTTAGCATTGTGGCGGCGGTGGCGGTAACGAAAAGCGTTCCTGTGCTGTTACCGCTGTAACTAAAGGCCGTTGAACTAAGGACAGGGGATGCCGAGGTGTCGCTCTCGGATACCTCCATCTTCCAAGTGTAGGACGTGAGGTTGATAGGCTGGTTGTTGGCATCATAGAAGTTTACTTCCATAGAAAAGGTATCACCCTTTCTACAAATGATGTCCACCCTCTGAGCGTTGTCGAGGTTTACAGTGTCGGTGGTAGAGCAGGATGAAGACATAGTGCAAATTTACTTCTTTAATTAACGCTCTCCCAGTATGACATCCACGATATCGTCCTGACCTTCGAGGTCCTGCTTCTGCAGTTCAGAGCGGTCTCCCTTGCGCTGGGCAATCAGTTTGCTTTGCGCAACTGCTTGCTCCTTAATGCGGTTGTCCTTGCGGTCCTCGGCCTCCTGATCAGCACTCTGACGTACACCTGATTCAATCTGCTGTTCTTTGATTCCGTAGTCTCCTTGCAGTTGAGCCAACTGCATCTTAAGTCCGTACTCCACCTGCAGCAGCTGAGCCTTAGCCTCGGCCTCAAGCTGAATTTTCTGAGCATCTAGTTGAGCCTTCATCTGGTCCTCCTGCATCTTGGCTTGGCTGGTAACCTGAGCAACCTGTGCATTGGCCTGCGCTTGGAACTGAGAGTTCTGCTGGGCCATCTCTTGACGCACCTTCATACGCTTCTTGCGGCGTACGATAAGCAGCCTCTCGGCTTGGTCGATATCCCTCAACTGACGGATAGCAATCGCATCCTCGATGTCAAGCTCGCCCTGGGCTATAGAGGCCTGGATGTTTTGCTCGAGGTACATACGGTCAATCTCGTTCATATCAGCGACAACCCTAACACCGAAGTTGTACATAGGCAGATTAGAGAAACTAGACAGCACCGCCATATTCTCCCTGCCAATCGCCGTCTCGTAGGCCTTATATAGAATGGACTTTGGGGGAAGTATCTGAAGACACTTCACAACGTCCTCACAGATCCTACGGTAAAGCACAATAGCTGCATTGCTAATATCTCCAAGAGCATTGTTGCCTGCCGCCAGTTGCTGCTGGCGTACGCCAACAAGCTGGTCCCCCTTAGGGCTTGAGCCGTCCATAACCTCGTTGATGCCCGTAGCATCACGAATCATACGCAGCGCGTGGTTGTAGATGGTGATGAGCTCGTTGATGTTCCTAATGCCGTTCTCAAGGGGACGGATTGGTGGGTTCTGGAAGCTGCCGTCAGGATTCTTACTGCGGTAGTAGAAGATACCCGTCTGCTCGTAGATGTCTTGAAGGTCTAGAGGCTGTAGCTCTCCGCCACGTCCTAGCTGCACGTTCTCAAGTCCCTCGATGTCGATGATCAATCCATCAGGCTTGGCCTTGGCAATAGACTGTTGGAGCTTTAGGTGAGTGATCTGCAGCTGGTCGGCAAAGCCGATGATGCCGCTAACCATAGACTTAGGGATAGACTTACGGATGTTGGTGGCCACAATGCTGTAGCTCATCCGGGTGCGGGTGATGTCGTGAACATTTTTAGGAATGTTCTTCTTTAACCCGTAGTCAAAGATGTAGTCCGTTCCCAATATGTACTTACCACCATACAGCGTCTGGTTCTGCATATAAACAGCCTCCCTATCGTACACACTCTGCTGTGGGGCAGTGTACTTGTGACCCTTGTAGTAGAATCCAACGTTTCCAAAGCGAGACTCCTTCTTCTCGAAGATGATATTGTCAACGCTAATGAACTCAAAGTCAAGTACTTCAATGGTGTACTCGTCGTATCCGTAGTAGTAGCGCTCCATACCTGGGTCGTACCCAGAGCCCATCAGCCTGCTAGAGTCATTGCCAAAGCGGTTCATAACCGTCCTTGCCATCTTCTCGTACTCGTCCTCGGTGAACTGGTCGCCAGCGGTTCTCTTAAGTTCAGAGATGCTCATACGCTTTACGTGGCCTGCGTAGGTTATATCCGTAAAATTTGGGTCAGAGGTAAAGCTGTGGATAAAGAATGCTGGGTCTACATAGTCCTCAACGATTCCGTAGTTGGGGTCGTTGCTGCGCTTGGTGACAGCAATACCGCAGGTGACGAGGTCTTCGACATTGCGCCTAAAAATGCGCTCGTCGAAGTCATTCCAGCTTAGTGTTAAGTTGATGCCAATCTGGGCAGCAATCTCCGCAGCGGTCTTGATGTTAGTCTCAAGGAAAATTTCGGTCTCCTCAGCGGTATCGGGAAGAGAGTCTGGGTCTACCTCGGTGCGAAGTCCTGAGTCCTTCGCCTCCTTTAGGATGTCCTTGTTCTCGATGAATATCTTCATCTTATTTTTCTCGTAGTCCTTCTCACTGCGCGACAAAGGATCAACAGCTTCAATGTTGGGATAGAACTTGGAAGACAGAATCTTGTTGACTACAATCTTTACGAACTTGGGAACGATAGGAACTGGTGTCCAGTCTAGGTTTACCAAGGACCCATCACCGTTGTTCGGGTCAAGAGAGGTAAGTATCTGCTTGTAGATGGATGTATCTTGGGTTCCGTTGGCGTAGTCCCTAGAGACTTCAAACTCACGGAATCTTTTGCTGTACAGAGACCCCTCGTACTGGGCGCTTCCCCACTGGCCGTATACAGCCTTTGCGTACTGAAGACCGTACCTCTTTCCCACCTTTACATCGTGCGAGGCAAAAGGGTCTGGGAACGTAGAGTCGTATGAGTTACTTTTTACAGAGTATTGATCCATTTATCGGAGTTTATGGACAAAGGTACGAACTTAACTTATCGCCTAATTTCCTTACCCTTGCGGAAGAATACCCTCTCGTTGAAGTTTGTTTTTTTGACTTCTTTGACCTGCTTCTGGGCAGCAAGCAGCGCCAGCCCTGAGCTGATTGTTAAGTCAAACTTTGTCCTGTCGTCTATCTTAAAGTTTATCCAGTCCTCAAGTGTCCTGTTTAGGTACATACGTCCGAACTTGCCGGTCTCGTTGTGGAGGCCTACGTGGTCGTGGATGTAGGACTCAATAGCCTGAGCGTGAGCTTGTATCACATCTTGGCTGTTGGACGGTATTCCCTTTGTCTTTACGTTCATCTTCGATGAGGTGGACGCAAGATGCGCAGGGCGGTTCATAAGGTACTCATCATAGCCCCTCGACTCAAAGTACCTAGCGATGCCGTACTTGTTGTTCTCTATAAGCACAGGGTATCCATAGAATACGGCAGCCATAAGGATGTCCTCGTAGAATATCTTGGCAAGCGGAGGCCGTGAGGCGTACTCCGCGACAAACATATTAGAGGGGTGCTCCATTGAAAACTTATTATACACGTGACAGGCACCCTTTGAAGACCTGTAGTCAAGGGTGGTGTCAAGGTCGTAGGAGTCAACACCCATAACCCCGAATGCCCCGTTGGGAGCAACAGCTTTATTGTTCTCAATCTTTCGTTTATTTCGAATATCAGCAGGTGCTAGCCAAGCCACACGCCACCGCCCATTAGGGTCGGGGGCGAAGATCACCTCGCTGTCCATCTTCCCGTCTTTCCATTGAAAGTTACCGATTACCACAGGGTTGGGGTACAGCTCCTCGTTGTGTTGTATCTGCTCGTATATCTTTTGGATGTTGAACAGAGAACTCTTGGTCGAGTCGCGGAACGCCTCGTCCTCGGTGAAGGGGAACTGGCGTATGATTTCGTTGAGCTCGTAGCTGTTGTTCTGCTGGCCCTTTCTCTCGTTCTTTAAGAACGTCCTAGCACCTATGTCGGTTATAGTTCCGTCTTCGGTGAGGGTAGGAGCCTCTGGGTCTTCAACAATAGGAAGGCCGTACTGGCTGAAGAATCCCTCCATCGCATCGTATGCTGGGATGAATATCTTATAAAGCCCGCTCTTGGTCCTTCCGTTCTCGTTGCGGTCGTTAGGGTCGGAGTCGTAGTACAGATTCCTAAACTCCCTGCCGCCCTTGTCCAGCGGGTTTACCGTGGACCCCACCATCGCCTTTCCAATCACCCTACGTCCAACGAGCAGACAAGTCCTATGGATTCTCCACACTTCTCTTATGTCGTTAGGGTTCAGCCACTTACCAGCCTCATCAAGGAACAGCATATGAGTCTTGCTTCCGTCATACGCATTATTGGTAGTGTTCTTCCAGTTGATTATAGTGTCCAAGGCCTCACCTCGTGAGGTCGTCTTATTCTTCTTGGTGATCCGCTTCGAGGGCTCGCGGAAGGCGAGCTCCATCCTTGGATTTGTAGTTCCGTCAATGATAGGAGAAAAGAAGAACGGGTATCCCTTGAATATAGGAATAATCTTAGAACCGAACACCGCCTCCTGGGCGTCTGTTCCTGTTTTGCTCATAATACCCAACAGCTTTTCCTTCACCTGACTGCCCTCGTCCACAAGCACCGCTGCACTCATATTGGTATATCCAGAACGTCTGCACTTGGTGTATATCTGACCAAGACACCGAGGGTCTGATTCGCAGGCCGAGAGGTGAACAAACAGCTTACGCTGGAAGTCTAGGTACGTAGGGTATCCGATGTCTATGGAGCTCCACTGGAGGAACATATAGTGATGACCTGTGATGTAGGTCTCCTCACCGTTATTCATAAACCACAGTCCCTCCTTACGTCTCTTGAACTCCTGCTCGATGTAGGGGCTCCACTTCTGCTGGAACTCACGCGGTGACTCGTACCAGTCGTCCATAGAGTTTATCTGCGCAAGCTCCCTAGGGATGTCCTGACGCTTCCACATCTGCTGCTCTTTGGGTAGGTCGCTAAAGAGGAAACCCTCCGGCTTTGGTAACTGGATGCTGAGGGACTCTATCTCAATGATAGGTCCGTCCGAATTGTTCGGACAGATGTTTATCACCTCCTGCTTGTCTATTACCTTAAGCCCAGCCATTATCTTGCCATCCTCTCAGCGAAGCCTCCCTTGAAGTCCTTCTCCTTTTCAAAGGATCCGGACTCCTCGATGTCGCCAACAAGCTGCTCTAGCTTCTGCCTCTCTACGATAAGCTCCTTGCAGGCGAGGGCTGTGTCCTTTATGGCCTGCAGCTCTGCCTTGCGAGCGGACCCCGTTAGATCGGGGTCTACCGGCTTGCGTATCTCCTCGGTCATATTACCGATGGCAGCCTCCATCGCAGAGATGAGGTTGCGAGCGGCAGTAACTGTTGTGAACTTTACAGCTTTTGACATATCAAATGGTGGATTTGCATACGCCACAGCTTGCGGCCATTGATGTCCATCTCGTAGTCTGCGTCTTTAGCGAAGTATACCACGTCGCCCACAGCAAGACCTTCCTCCTCTAGCCACTGGCTTCCGTAAACGATACGGCCCCAGCGCTTTTCCGGCTCTTTGAGGGTGATGATTTCTATGAAGCTCTTCTCCTTGTCAGCATCGATGTCAAAGGGCTCTAGGAATACCCAGTCCGCAACAGCTATAAGGCTGCCGTCGGGCTTCTCGATGAGGTATGCTTGGTTACCCTGACCGCCAAAGGGGTCGTAGTTGACTCGGTATATCTTCTCTTTAGGGTCAACGACTTGGGTGTCGTTGAGTGCAACGTGGTGGTGGTGGAACACGTAGTCAGATTTAAACTTCGCTGGAATGCCTACAACACGAGCCTTCATAGTTCGGTGTTGGAACTCGTTGAACTTAGTGTCGAGATAAAGCTCTGACTCTCCCACCTTGATGGTGTCGTTTACAGCGCTAGGTATGTGCACGAGGATGTGGTACAATGGTATCATATGTTTAATTAAAATAAATAAAAGTTGTAAGTCGGTTACAACTAGAAGTTACAGTCGTACTCTACTATAACTGGCATACCCTCGATAGTCTTCCACAGCATAAGCGTGTCTTCCTTCTTTAGGTATATGAGGTACTTGCGCTCCCCGTGGTAGTGGAGGTGAGAACCGTCGAGAACGATTGAGTCGATCTCTCCGTCCCCTGCCTTCTGACCTACATAGTAGGCTAAGGCTTTCAGTGGGTCGGTTCCCGCAATGATTTTTCTGATAAGTTCCATTTCATTTTAATTTAGTTCAAAT